GCGCCGGTGCGCGGCCATGCGCGCTCCTGGTCAATGCCACCCGTTGGAAATCCGACAAAACGGGCACCGTAGATGGCATCGATGTAGGTAGACCCGCGCTGGCGGAGCACGGCCGGCGACAGAGCGGCAACGGGCAATGCGTAGCCGTTCTCTGACAGCCATGTCGTGAGGCCATCATTGGTACCGTAACCGAACATTGCAAAAGCCTTGATATGAAGAGTACGTTTTGTGCGGTTGATGCCGACTGGGGGGGGAATCTTGACCAGGAGATCAGCATTCGAACGATATTTGCACGCACTGGGTATGCCGTTTAGGCGTAAGAAGAGAACCCGCGCCGAGGATTTACGATCCCAGGTTGTCGAAGCCGCGGAGGAATTGGGCCTCGACGATCACTATGGAGCCAAGAAAATCTTTGGTGTGACTTTTGACAAGTCTAAGAACTCCACTTTTGATTATTGGCTCTTCGATGAGCTCTTGGTGCAGATTGACGCCGGGGCAGGCGGATCTGGCATTCGTAAGCCGCTTCACCAAGTTCGCTTGATATCTTGGCGGAAAGGACCACACGATCTGGTGCTTATTATCCGGCATGTGTGTCGCGCGCACCCGCAACTGCGTTTCCAACGGCTGTTTGTCTTCGAACTCCAAGACACCCGACATCATGGTCACCGCCTGATCACTTCGATTTACCGCCGGTGAGGCGGGCCCCGGCAGCGAACTGCCGGGCTGTTGGCGTCAGGAGTCCGTCGTCAGTTCCATCAGGGCGAGGACAATATCGTCCTTTTTGGCTGGCGTGTTGTCGCCAAGAAGTTTTAACGCGGCCGACTTGAAGGACATGAACGGCACATCCTTGTCATCGGCCATGGCCAGAATTTCGGCCGCCGTCTTCGCCTCACCCTGCTCATGGACCGGATCAGCCCTACCCTTTTCGAGCGACAGAAGCTTTGACAGGCGCCTTGCCTGATTCAACCCGACCTCGTCGAACTCGACTTTCTTGACTTCGCCGGGACGGAGGAACATCCGCCCCGACTTTGCGTTGACGCCCTGGAGCGCCTTGCTGATGTTGGTGACCTTCATGGTTGCCTCCATCACGCCGGCGGTGCGGTAATCTCATCCGCATATGCCATGGCGCCGGGCAGACGAACCTCGGTGCCGCCGGTACGGGCGATCACTCCCTGCTCGAAGGCCATAATCGACTTCTGGCGGGGCTGAAGCACACGACGCGGCATCGGCAGATGGAAGCGAAGCACTTCCGGATCACGCCGATAGACCACCATGCGGCCGCCTCCATCATGGGATGCCGTCGCAAGTTCGCGTAGCGGCTGGATATCGAGCGGCTGGCCGGTCTCCGCGGTGTAGACGTTGTTCTTGCGGAGATAGTCGAGCAGGTTGAGCACCCCGTCGCCGGCACCGAGACGCCGGTTGTTGAGCAGCCGGAACGCCTCGGGCGGAAGGCGCAGGCTATCGATCCACTCGACCTCGAGCGAGTTGTCCCGCACCGAGCCGATCAGGTCGTTGATGTCTCGAAGGATCTTGTCGTTGTCCTTCGCGGACCAGAACGTCGAGGAATTGGTGCCGTCGCCCGCAACGTCGACGCGAGACACCGAGCCGTTGTTGACGAAGCCGGTCCAGTTCTTCTCGGTGTGGCCGACCATGGCGATATCGTTGAGCAGGCGTTCCACGGACTGCGACGACGCCATCGCCTTGGTGTCGCTGATCGGGATACCGTAGAGCGCGGCCTGGTTGACCTCCTCCAGGTTCCATTCCCAGCCGGCGCCGATCATGGCGAAGTCATGGGATGCCTGGTCACGGGTAGCCGAACTGAACGGAAGGTCGTTCCCGGCACCGGAGATGAACTTTGCCTCACCGGCGACGTCCACGGTGAAGAACATCGTGCCGATGGCCCACTCGTTGCCTTCGGTCACGACCGGGACGTGCGCCCCGTAATTGAAGGTCGGGTAGCGCTTCGTGTAGATGCGCTGCTCGACGGTTCGCCCCTGCTGGATGACGAAGGGGAATGCAGCCTGTGCGTCCGCGAAAGGCTGACGGATGATCTGGTTCATGGCTTGTGATCCTTTCGTGAACCGGGCTTAGTCGCCGCCGCCAGCGTCGGCTTCAGGGTGGATCGTCGCGCGGAGCCTTAGGCTGATCTCGACGATGTCGCCGTTGCCGCCGGATGTGTCGAATACGGCATCGGGGATAGGCCCGACGATGTTCGCGCCGGATGCGCCGACGTATCGGCCGGTCGAAGTGTTGTAGAAGACCTCGCCGCCATCGCTGACGTTGCCGCCGGCCGTGACGTACATCTGGCCTTCGGTCATGAAGGCGCCGGTGAAGTACTGCGGATAGGCGTCGGGGTTGGTCGTGCTCGGCGGCACGGCCGGATTTAGGATGGCAATGCCGAGGAAAGTGCCCGATGCCAGAGCGGCGACGCCATGGTCGCCGGTGCCGCGCTGAACCGGCGTGCCGAACTTGATGCCGGCCGCGTCTTCCACGGTGCGGCTGATCCGGTTCGACTTCTCCTCGTTCGCAACCTGGCCGGGAAGCCCCTTGGCGGGGCGCTCGGTGTAGGTGGTCTGATAGGCAGCCATATCGGCGTCTCCCTCAGTTGGCCTTGGCGACGTGAGCGGAAGTCATGTCCTTCACCATCGCGGCGTAGGCATCGACGACCGCCTTGTCGGCATCGTTTGTGTTCTGGAGGCCGCCGGAAACGGCGGTGCGGAACGGGTCGGCCGGCTTCGCATCCTTGGCGATGGCCTTGAACATGCCGGCGATCTCGGCGTCAGGAACGCTATCCTGAGCGAAGGCATCGCCGAGCTTCGACTTCACCGCAGCACGGCGCAGATCAGCGTCTGACTTGCCGTCGACCTCGATCTTGGCGTCGATCGCCTTGACCGTGGTGACGAGTTCGGCGCGAGCCGCGACCATCTTGTCGATGTCGGCCGGCTTCGGGGCAGCGTCTTCCAACTTCTTCTTGTCGGCCTTCAGCGTGCCGATCTCCTCGTCCTTCTTGGCGAGTTCGGCGTCCTTGGCCTTGATGGCGTCGGCATGGGCCTTGTCGACATCGGCGAGCCTTGCTTTGTGCGTCGTCTCGGCATCGGTGAGACGCTGGGCGATTGCGGCATTGTCCTTCTGGAGCTTGTCGATCGCCGCGGCGCCAGCATCAGTCGTTTCGACCTGGAGCCCATCGACAAGCACCTTGCGCAGATTGTCAGCCATTGGGCTTCCTTTCTCTTCTGCCTGGGAGGTGACGGGGCTAGCGCCCCACTTGCTCGCATCACCGATGCGAACCTCTTTGCCCGCGCGACCGGCTTGGACGATCGCGACGTGGTTGATCCTGATGTTTTTCTGGATGGCGTCGTATGCCTCTCCCGAGGGCGTCTTGCCTGCCGTGAAGTCCAGATCGCAGGTATACCCTGCCGAGAGTTCACGCTTGCCGTCCTCGATCAGCTTGATCGTGGCACCGTCCGAAACCATAAGCGGAACACGAATAAAGATGCCCTCGCCCGTGATCTCGTCGCCGGTCTGGCCAACGGCATGAGCCTTCCAGTTGTCAGCGCTGATCAGTTCGGCAGGATGATCGTTCGTGACAGGACGGTGCGCTGCGGAGCGCAAGGTCTCATCGCTGAACACCTCCGAACCGGGCCGATAGACCCGCACCATGGCCATGTCTGGCTTGCCAACTTCGGACCCGGCGTAAAGCTGGATGCCGGTGCGCGCGATACGTGCATCGGCAAGCAATGACCCATCGTCGCGCCGACGGGTGCCGGCGACGGTTACAGCGTCGGTGAATTGCATGATGGGTTGGCCTCAATGAAAAGGCCGCCCGAAGGCGGCCCGCTCTAAGCAGCTATTGGATAGCTTCGTCGCCCTATTCGGATCGACCCGCCACGGAATTGGGCAATGTTCGTCATGATCCCCAGCGCCGGGTGCTTTCCCTTACCTCGGATGATCCAGGCAGGGAACGAGCCTACCGTCTTTTCCGTCCCGTCCGCCTTGACGAAACGACACGGCGCATCAGCGAAGACAACGGCATGATCCTCCCCAAGCTCAAGCCATTTCCCATGCATCCAGACGCGCTCACCGTCATCGCTGACTTGAACACGGATGCCAACGTCGACGCGCTCTTGTCCCAGCGCAATTCCGAAGAACGACGCCATCAAGCCGCGGCCTGGCCGTCGTCATCGTCACCGTCAACACCGAAATCAAACGGCTCGCCTTCGGCCTCCGAGTTGTCAATCTCGATCCCGAGTCCGGTTTCTGACACGAAGCGGCTCTCAGCGTTCAGCAGGTCAAGCTCTTTCTTTGTCGGCGCATTCTTTTTCGGTTCGGTCATTTCAGCACCTCCACAACCAGTACGCGCTTGGAACTGTTGAAGGATACCACTTTCATGCGGGTAGAGCGAGCGAAAAGCACCTCGTTCTCTCCCGGTGAATCTGAAAAATGCGATATATTTAAAGCCTTTACGCCCTTTGGCGCACGAATTTCCATTAGGATGCTGCTGCGCGAAGCTCCGGCAAAGTTCGACGCCACAGCGCGATTTGTCGACGTGGACAGAAAGCCCGCGTCGGTGATGACGGATCCCTTTCGCAGGCCCTTTGCGGAAAATTCCTTTGCCTGTAGCGATCCCGCGCCGCGATAGACAGTCATTGCCTGGGGCAGGCTCGCTGAGTCTAGAACGCTGTCGATCTTGGCGATCTGCGCTAGCACTTCGGGAGTTGCAGGTTGCCCGCCACGGAGGTGGCCGTTGACCTGTCGATAGCTGCTGGCCGTGTAGTCCTTAATCGACGCCACTTGCTCCACTGAGAGGCTGTTCGAACTGCCCGCAGAAGCAAACTGCCCACCGTCAGGTGAGCCGGCAGGCACTCGTGGCTGCTCGGCGTCCTCTACAATTCCGGCCTTCCAATCCTCCTTGACCTCCTCGAACACTTCTGGCCCAAGCACGATCTCGCCCGTCCACGGCTCGACCGTGGAAAGATCACCTTCGAACTCGTAGCTGATCGTGACATGCGGCTGATACTCGGGATGGTCCCAAGTTGCGCCATTCCGCATCATATCCTCGTGCCGCCATGATAGGGCCGACGACGCGAACAGCAGCACCGTTGCCTTGCCGAACCGCTCCATGAGGCGAGCGCCACCCCGCTGGATTGTCAGGCCGCCCTTGCCGTTGTCGGACCAATTCTCGCCCATCTTCATCCAGTTAACGGGCGTGCGGCTGGAGGTGATGGTTATGTGCAGATCGTCGGTCGGAAGGGTGGTTTCGAAGCCCTGCGCCTTGAAGTGAGCGATGATCTCGGCAGCGTTCAGCACGTCGCGACGCACATAGAGCGTGCGCGGCGCGGCATCGGCTGCCTGTTGGCGCTGCTGTCCTGCCTGCGGTGCAACCGCAGCGGCGGCGATATCTTCCTCGCTGGGCTCCTGCTCGGCCAACGAGCCATATTCCTCGATCGCCGCTTCCAGACCGGGAAGGCTGCCATCTTCAACGAATGTGTTGACCAGAGCGTCGGACAGCGCCTCGACTGGCAGCAGCGTGCCCGCGGCGGACCCTGCCAGCGCACGGGCCGCATCTGCCTTGGTCTTGAAGATCGTTGCCTTCTCAGTATCGCTCAGGCCCCACAGCGGCGCCCATTCATAGTAGACATCGGCGGGCCGAGAGCCGAGCGCGGAGCGGATCAGGCATTCATCCAGCCGGTACATCGCCGGCGTCATCTCGACCTGCTGCGTGGCCTGCAGACGGTCGTAGTAGTTCCGAAGATCGCTCTCCCCGGTGCTGTTCATGCCCGCCGGTGATTGCCCCAAGAGGCGCGTGGCAGGAATATCCGCCGCCCCCGAAACGATCTGCAGAAAGCGATCGAGCACGTCGGGCAGCGTGGCGAACGTGGCCTGCTTGCTCTCGTATTCTTCCTCCTTATCGAGGATCAGCGTTCCGTTGATACCCTTGGCCGTGTTGGCCAAAGTGAAGCGCTCGAGGATTTTCTGCTTGTAGCCCTCGTCCCTGAGCGAGGCCATAAAGTTCGGCACGCGGATGATATCGATCTTGGCCTCGAAAATTAGCGAAGCGATGTTCCCCGCCGTGCTGTCGGCGTTCTTGATCGCATCGAGGACCGAGAGCAGGACGCTGTCGCCCCACGCGAAATTGCCCCCTGCAACAAGATCAACATCAGGCAGAGGATTGCCCGCGAAGACGACCAACCGCGACGGATGGATTTCTATTTGCCCGCTAGTGGTAGTCAGGTCATAGCTTTTCGGCGTGCCATACCATTCCGAAGCCGGGTCACGCTCGATCTCGCCGGCCGCCAACTGGCGCCGGGTCAGCACCGTCAGATACTTGATGCCGCCTTTCTTGATCGCTTCGACGTTTAGGGGCTGCGACAAGTCTTGATCGCCGGTGCCAATATGAATGGCAACCCCACCCCAAAGTCGCGCCTTGATCCTGGCCTCGAGCACCTTGCCGCGAACGTTCAGGCGCTTTTCTTCGGCTTCGATCGGCTCGATCTGCTCTCCATCCGCCTGCCAATTGCGCCAAGCCCTGACGCTATCGAAGGCGGGAATGTCCACGATCTTCCGCGGCAGCCAGGCGCCACGATAGGCATTGAGTAGCTGGAGATCGTCTAGCAGTGGCGTGCCGTAGAAACTCGACGCGGCCTTATCCCGATCGGTCCCCATGCGGGATACAAGATTGGTCAGGCTGTCGCGAAACAGCGCGATCACATTTGCCATGTCGCGTGTTTCCTTCGGAACGCTTGTCGATCTCGGATGTTGAGCGTGTCCACACGAGAGGAGATGCCCACATGGACCACAGCAATCATGTTCGCTTACGCAGCGAAGAATTGACCCCCGATGTTCTCGAAGGCGCCGCCATTTACGGTCCCGATGACGAGAAGATCGGCTCTGTCGATCATGTCCACGGAACACAGGTCATCATCGACGTAGGCGGGTTCCTTGGCATAGGTGCCAAGCCAGTTGCGGTTCCCGCAAGCCAACTCGATTTTATGCGCGACGAGGATGGCGATGTTCATGCCGTCACGTCGTGGACGAAGGACCAGCTCAAGGACATGCCCGAGCACAAGAGCTAGGCCA